CGTGTATGTTGATGATGCATGTTATGGATTAAACATTGATGTATCCAATGTACCTGGAGGTACTTCACTTACTAAACGAGAAGATTTTGATATCGTAGGAGACGTACTTTCCGTAGATGCAATTTCTCTTGATATGTCTAAAACTGAAATGCTTGGATAATTGTAATAATTTTCTTATAATATCAAGAAAAGGTTACCATGACTCGAAAACTAGATAAAGAGCATTTAGATGAAATTCAAGCATTGCGAGAAGCGTTTGTAAAAAATTCTAGTGCATTAGGAAATATTGCTATCGAATTACATGTTGTTATGCAACAACAAGCACAATTAGAACAAGAACAACAAAATCAATTACAACAATTTGAAACATTGCGACAACAAGAATCTGCATTGCTACAAAAAATGCGTACAAGATATGGCGATGGACAAATAAATATTTCTGAAGGTACATTTACTCCAACGGATGGTTTGGCTCAATAATATCATATTTATTTTAAAATCATAGGAGTAATAAAATGGCAGAAAGAATAGTTTCGCCTGGCGTATTTACGAATGAAGTAGATCAATCGTTTTTAGCCGGCGGAGTAGCACAAATTGGTGCGGCAATAGTAGGTCCAACAGTAAAAGGACCTGCATTGATTCCTACACAAATAACTTCATATGGACAATTTGAAAATATCTTCGGTGGGTATACTGATGATGTAAATTCTTATGTACCATATGTGGTTCAAGATTATTTGCGTAATGGGAATGTAATTACAGTAACACGTTTATTGTATGAAAATGGATATAAATTAACAAATGGAGCATTAGCAATAGTTGCATCATCTGGTTCTGTTAATGTTGTAACACATGTATTGCATCCAGTGCAAGCAGTAACTACAAATGGCGCTAGCAATGTATTTCAAAATTCCATAATACAAAATGGTACAAGTGGTTCATTTGCAATTACAGTATCAGGATCGTTTTCGGTTGCAACTGGTACTGATGCATCTGCCATTGGATTCAATGGTTCATTTAATGTATCACAAGCAACTGCAATTTCTGCTTCAATATTTGCATCAGGAGTAAATGTAAACAATTATATTAGCAATGTGTTTACAACAAATCCTAAATCAACAGCATATCCAGTATATGTAATGTATGAAAATCGCAATGCAAATTCATTATTTAATAATTTAGGTGCAGTAACGGTCTCATTGCAAACGCTTTCAAATTATGAAATGTTGCAAGATTATAACACTGCATCGACACCGTGGATTACATCGCAAAAAATTGGAAGCGTTGCAACCAATCTATTTAAATTACATACATTGTCTCATGGTACTTCAGTTAATTCAGAAGTAAAAGTAGGAATACGAGACATTCAAACATCAACTGAAGTAACAGATCCAAATGGGTATCCAACGTTTACGGTAGTAGTTCGAAAAGTAAATACAGCTAATATTCCAAATACACCGTATGCATCGCAAGATACAGATGCAGCACCGGACGTAGTTGAAACATATGTTAATTGCAATTTGAATCCATCATCTCCAAATTATATAGCAAGAAAAATTGGTAATCAATATCAAACCATTAATGATTCAAATCAAATTGTTATAAATGGAGAATATGCAAATTTATCAAGATACATTCGAGTAGAAGTTACAGATGCAGTTGCAAACAAAGCAATTTCTAATACATTGTTTCCATTTGGATTCCGTGCATTGAGTTCTCCAATTCCATCAGCAGGAGGATATAATTTATACGAAACGACTTATAAAACATCTCAAGTTATTAGTGGCGTAGGATATAGTTCTAACAATTATTTTGGATTTGACTTTACCGCAACACCAAACTTAGCATATTTAGCTCCGGTTCCAACATCGGGTTCAACTACTGGTAGCAATTCTGATTTTGATATGGGTAGCATTGCACAAGATGCAAGTGTTGGATTCCCTACTAGTGCTCCATATAGCGGTTCTTTGCAAGCTGCATTGACGGGGTCAACATTTACAACTAATGTTGCTGTTAGTACTCGTAAATTTATTGTTCCATTCCAAGGTGGATTTGACGGCGCTCGTCCTAATTTACCAAAATATTCTGGAGCTAATATTTCTGCAACTAATACGTTTGGATTTGATTGTTCGTCAACAACTAGTACAGGTACTGTTGCTTATAATAAAGCATTTACATTGTTATCGAATACAGATTATTATGACATGAACATGTTGTTAACTCCAGGTATTATTCATAGCATTCACCCTGCAGTAACAGCATTGGCTAGAAATTTAGCTGAGGCGCGTCAAGATACATTCTATGTAATGGATTCGAATGTAATCTCAGATTCAATTGCAACCGTAGCTACTCAATTAACAACATTGGATAGTAATTATACAGCAACATATTGGCCATGGGTACAAACACCAAATGGAAGTAATGGCGCACCTATCTTTGTTCCACCATCAGTAAAAGTTCCTGGAGCATTAGCATTCAATGATAAAAATAGTGCACCGTGGTATGCACCTGCAGGATTGAACCGAGGTATATTGACTGCATCTGATACTAAACCTAGACTTACTCAAGCAGATCGTGACACATTGTATCAAGCTCGTATTAATCCTATTGCGTTCTTTGTAAATGAAGGAGTATGTGTATGGGGTCAAAAGACACTACAGGCTCGACCAAGCGCCTTAGACCGAGTAAATGTACGGCGATTACTTATTGCGGTTAAGAAATTTATTGCATCTTCAACTCGTTATTTAGTATTTGAACAAAATACAGATGTAACAAGAAGTAGATTTTTAAATATTGTTAATCCATACATGGAACAAGTTCGTGCTAATCAAGGTTTATATGCATTCCGAGTTATCATGGATCAAACAAATAACACTCCGGATCTTGTTGATCAAAATATATTGTATGGTCAAATATTTTTACAACCAACTAGAACGGCTGAATTTATTGTATTAGACTTTAATATTCAACCAACTGGAGCCGCATTTGGAAGTAGCCCGGCATAAAAAGTAATTTATTTTTTAAAAGGTAGGATTTCGATTCTACCTTTTTTACTGTTAATGATATTTATAATAAAAAATAGGATAATAAAATGGCATTACAAGATAGTATCAATCCAGCGTTGGCATTTAAGACCGAACAGGAAATGTTTAGTAGAGCATATTCTTGGGAACCAAAACGCCAACATCATTTTTTATTAGTATTTGACGATTTACCTGCATATTTAGTTAAAGCATCTGGAAAACCAACTATTGCAAATGGTGAAGTTGCATTAGATCATATTAACGTTAAGCGATATGTAAAAGGTAAATCTGAATGGAGTACAATTACAATGACATTGTATGATGCTATTGTACCATCAGGCGCACAAGCTGTAATGGAGTGGGTTCGTTTACATCATGAATCTGCAACAGGTAGAGATGGATATTCTTCATTCTATAAAAAATTGCTTAGATTACATCAACTTTCTCCATTAGGTGAAGTTATTGAAGAATGGATCTTAAACGGCGCATTTATAACAGATGCAAGTTTTGGTACATTTGATTGGGGTAGTGATGCCGTACAAGAAATTGAATTAACTATCAGATATGATTGGGCATTATTGAATTTCTAATATATTTAGTTAGATTAAATGGGAGTTTCGGCTCCCATTTTCTATGTTTGATATATTTATAATAAAGGTTATATGAAACACACAACTCGTTTAGATAATCAACATTTGGTTGATAAAATAAAACAAGATTTCGACAAACAGCAACGAAATAAACTTCCATCAATTATTGCAACATTACCTAGTGCAGGTAGAATATACCCCGAATCAAGTCCTTTGCGTTCCGGAAAAATTGAAATGCGATATATGACTGCGTATGATGAAGATATTTTAACCAATACATCATATATTAAAGAAGGAGTTTTATTTGATAAATTATTAGAATCAATCATTGTTTCAGATATTGATATCAAAGAAATTGCATCGGTTGATAAAAACGGGTTGATTATTTATGCAAGAATATTATCATATGGTGCAGATTATCCTGTTAATGTAATAGATCCTGCAACAGGTAAAACAATCCAACGGACGGTTGATTTAACTAAAATTGGTTATAAACCTTTTGATTTACAATCCGATGAAAACGGAGAATTTACATATCAAGTAAATGATACTACATCAATCAAATATACATATTCTGTAAATTTAACTGATAATGATTCAATCAGTCAATTATTACAAAAAATTATCTGCCAAGTTAATGAATCTAGAAATCCATTAGACATTGAAAACTTTTTGCGATATGAATTTTTTGCACGAGATGCAAAACAATTTAGAACATATTATGCAGAAACAATGCCTGGTTTAAATCTTGATTATGAATTTGAAGGTGAAAATGGAGGCACCTTCACTGCCGGGTTTCCAATTGGACCAGACCTTTTTTGGTTTTAATCCAGAAGACCGAATCACATTGCATGAACGACTATTTAAATTGATTTGGTATGGCGAAGGTCGTTGGGACTGGGATACTATATATAATATGCCAATATCTTTACGTAGATTTTATGTAAGTCAAGTCAATAAAATTTTTGCAGAACAAGCAGAAGCACGAGAAGCTGCAAAAGAAAAACAACGACAGTCTGTTAAATCAAAATCAAAAGAGCCAGATAATCCGCCATTTTTTCCTGGTAGCATAAAATCTACTAAATAAATATTTATTTAAAAAAGAATGCAATGGGTTTAATGGATGATTTTACTAATTTTGTTAACTCACTTACCGGTGATGATTTAGCTAATTTACAATCCGTTGGTGGATCTTTAGCCGACATTGCAGCAAAATCGCTTCAAGTAAGTAATGCATTAATAAAAATGCAAGTTCCTATATCAGATATAAATACTGGTTTAGATAAATTAGTTGCAGTTAATAGAGGTATAGGAAAATCATTTCAAGAAGTTGCAAAAAAAGCTACATTTTTAGAACAACGCAATTCAGAATTAAATAAATCATTTGGTATTACTAGCAATGCTGCATTTACATTGTCTAGCAATTTACAAGTAACTGCAAAAAATATAGGCATTTCAGGAGTTCAAGCAATAAAGTATGCCGGATCTTTAAAAAAATTATTGCCTACTATGCGACAACAAGTAGGTGCAAATAATGCAACGTATGAAGGATTACAAATGGTTCAACATGCAATGCAAGCCGGTATGCAACTATCTGAAGAACAAGCAAATGCATTTACCGAATATGCTGGCGCACATGCCGATAATGCAAGTCAAATGTTAGCTGTGGCAGAAAATGTAGCTAAAAGTGTAGACCCGGACGGTACAATGGGTGCCATGAAAATGATTACACAAGGAATTGCAGATGCTGGGTCGGAAATACAACTTCAATACGGCCGAATTCCAGGAACATTGGAAATGGCAGTTGTTAAGGCAGCTAAATTAGGATTTACGTTAGAAGATCTTAAGGGTACTGCTGATAATTTATTAGATATTGAATCTAGTATTGGACAAGAATTAGAATATCAATTACTATCAGGTCATCGATTAGTTGATGATCAAGGCCAAAGTTTAACAAATTTATATCGACAAGCAGCATTGCAAGGCGATATGAATAAACAAGCCGACATCATGAACAAAATTATAAAAGATGAAGGCGAAACTTTAGAAAATAACATGTTTGCTAGACAAGAAATGGCTAAAATGTTAGGCATACAAGAAGCACAATTAGCATCTGCATTGCAAAAACAAAAGATTTTAGAAAAAGCTGGCGAAGCAGGTATTACTATTAATACAGAATCAGATGAATCAATTAAAGATGCAGCTGCACAATTGGTTAAACAAGGTAAAATGAGTAATCAAGAATTTGAAAAATTTATGAAAGATTCTGATACTCGAACAACTAATGATATATTAGATCAATTAGTTGAAGTTGCAACCGAACAAAAAATATATACGGCATTGACATATCAACAACAATTTGCAGGCGGCGTACGAGGAGAACTAAAAGAACAACTTAAAGATTTTCAAAATTTAATGATGACTCAAAACATTGAGCAAATGAAAAATCTCGGAAAAGCTATAAGAGCTGCAGAAGCTGGCGAAGCGGCAGTTAAAGGAAATATATCGGCAGAGAACACTGAAACAGGTACTGCCGCACCTGCAAAAGACCTTTTTATTCCAGCAGGGGGCAATGACACCATAATAAGTGGCGATTTTGGAGCATTTACATTGAATAATAAAGATGATTTTATGGCAGCTCCAAAAATACGTGAAGCAATAAGCAATACCAATTCGGGCAACGGTGATATGATGAAATTTGCTGCAGCAATCGTAGCCGCAATACAACAACAAACTAACATACTTAGTAGATCCGATTCGGGTTATCGACAAGGTATCAATGATTATTTTAATTAAAGGGCATTATGAATAACAATCCAACCGTTGGCAGTACACAATTTAATGCACCATTTGATATAACACCAAATCCGCAATTATCAAATCCATCTGCGCAAAACAACGTACAATTTACTGCACCCTTTGATATACAACCAAATACAATATATACAAATCCAACTACCGGACAAACACAATTTATAACAAATTTTAATCCTGCAGGATTTTCAACCCCGTTGTTACAAGATAATCCTACTAGTAATGCTGCATTTGTACCAAATTTTGATTCACCGATTGGTGCAACTGCAACAATAGTAAATAATCCGACACTAACACAACCACAATTTGTAACAAATTTTAATCCTCCTGGATTTTCAACTCCAAATCCAATATCAAATCCAACATATGGTAGCTTTCAATTTAAATCGAGTTGGATGTCAGAAAATTTTGAAGTTTTTAATAATGACACTACGCAAGCTCCTGGACAATTTGATACAACGAAACCGCTTGATCAATTTGCTCAAGTATTTAAAAATGATACAAGACAATCGCCCGATCAATTTATAAATGGATTTAGTACGGCTGTACAACCACTGTCTGAATATTCAGTGCTTAGATATCGTACTGGTCCAATCCAACGGGGCGGTGCAGTGTTTAATAATTATACAAACGTAATACCAACATTTGGATCAGTTTTAAAATCTGCATTAGGATTTGGAGCAGCTTCTGCAGTTGCATTAACAGGAATTCCGCAAATTGGACAGTCTGCAAATCAATTAATTGAACCAATTTCGAATCCAAATGAAAGCAAATATTCTACATTACCATATCAACATTTATCATCAAACATTCCAGGTACGAGAATACCATATCCTGCTAAATATTTAGATTTTAGATCTAGATTAGCATATTCAACTATTGGCGTACCAGATAATTTAAATGGACTTCAAGATACATTGCAAGGATTAAGTAACTTGCGATTAGATGGAGCATCTGCAGCAACTAGAGGTAGTGGAAAAGCTGCACTTTATGCAGCTGCTGCTGCATCCCCATTAGGTCCATATTCAGTATTCAATTTAGATGGCGTTGGAAAATCTGGATTCGGTTGGGGCGATCATGATAGCAAATATGCAATACGGGCTGATTTTACATTGCGAAGTGAAGTAGCAACAACATGGACGCCAGACTTAACAGCAGCGCCAATTCAGCCAATACCGGGAGAAGAAGAAAAAGTTAAATATTATCCAGGTCAATTCCAAGCAACTAGAAAGCCGCAAGAAATAGCAATTCCTTTCCGAGGAGATAAAGTTACTGTTATTGATTTTGGCAAACGTAGATTGGATAAAGCATATCAATGGCGTCCAAATAAATTTAAAAAAGGCGAATTAAATAACATATTAAAAGATCGATTAGATACTACACAAGATTTTATAAAATTTTATTTTACAGGACCTAATTTAGATCCTAGTCAAATTTCAAATCCATTGATAGAAGATGATGTAATAGTATTCAGAGCCATATTGACAGGATTAGATGATTCGTTTGCCGGCAATTGGAGCGAAATAAACATGATCGGTCGTGCAGATCCAAATTATCAATATACCGGATATTCTAGAAATTTATCTGTTAATTTTGATGTAGTTGCTACGGATAGAGATGAATTAAAATCTATATATAGAAAACTCAATGCATTAGCAGGATATACTGCTCCGACATATGATCCGTCTAGTATAGCTATGAAAGCTCCGTGGATGCGTTTAACGATTGGTGATTTATTTTTACAAACACCAGTTGTTATGACAACATTAGGTTATACATATGCAACAGATCATTCATGGGAAATCAATATTGAAGAAGATCCAGAAATGTTCCAAGTTCCACATAAAGTTGGAGTATCTTGTCAATTCAATATTATTTCTAATTATTTACCGCAGCAACAAGGTAGATTCTTTGGATTAGCAAAACAGTTTGATAAAGATGGAGCTCCGGTACAAGGAAATGATAATTGGTTGAGTGACTTTAAAAATAATGTACCGCCGCCTCCAGTAGATCCGGTAGAAAAAGGAATAACATTGTCACCTGAAGAAACTGCACAAAATTTATTAAATCAACAACAAGATGCAAAGAAACAATTAGAAGAAATTATCAACACAATTAGTTAATTCTAGAAAAAATTATCAACGGCTAAACTCATGAGTAGATATATTAATACCCAAGTAATTAAAGATGATAATGGTAAACGAAAGTTGGCAACAACCATAGTTCCAGTAATACCAATATCTCAATTTGACACGTATATTCAAACAACGACTATTGAACGTTTAGACAAATTAGCATATACGTTTTATCAAGATGAATCATTGTGGTGGATTATTGCAACCGCAAACGGTTTAGGAAAAGGAAGTTACATCGTAGCAGCAAATACAACGCTTCGCATACCAAATAAAGATGGCGTTACGGATTATGTTGTTGCATTAAATAGGGCAAGATGAGTCAAAATATATTTTATAACAATGTAGATTTAAATTTGCAAGAAGAATTGAATGCACGAGGTCGTGCAGGATTTTATGATCGTAGTACAAAATCTTTAGATTTCATGTTAGGTAAAATTGCAAACGTGGTAATTATTGCATATACTACAGGTTCTGCAGATCCAAATAAAATAGTTCCAGGACCGCATGGTATTTTAGGAGGTCGTACGGTTCAACAAGGTCGATATTTACCTGATGGCCCCGATGGATTTTTAAATGATAGAAAAACATATGTAGAAACAAGTGTCGATTTTTATAAAACGGCACGGGATACGCCATCGAGGGATGATGAACTTCGAGGCACGGCACCGGTACCAGGTCGTGCATTTAATAAAGAAACACAATATACGGATAGTTCCAGAAGAATTGGCCCTTATATATCATCTGTAGATATATCAGTAGGTGATCATTCAATGGGTTTATTAAATAAAGCAACCGTACAAATTGTTATTCCTAATCCGCAGCGAGATTTAGATGGAATGGAAGAGGTATGGTTCTATCCAGGGCGATACATACAACTTCGAATTGTGCATCCAGAATCTGCAGTTATTACTAAAAAAACATTGCTTGATGAAACAATTGTACCAGATTCGGGAAGTTTGCAAAAACTTTATCCAAACGTCAAAGTTTCAGATTTAGTTAATAAATTTGGCAAAATGAATGTTTTTAATTTTGAAGGATTAATAACATCATTTGAATTTAGTTACACAACCGATGGAACTATTGAAGCTACATTATCAATAACCGGAACTAGCAATGTATATACCGATGTTTCTTTATATTTTAAGAAAACTGAAGACCCTGAAACAAAAACAAAAACATTTGATGCAAACACAGTAGAAATTAAACCAATAACTGGGTCGACTCAACCAACGGCAGCCGGAGCTGCGCCAGCATCTAATGTAGATCCTAATGCTACTCCGGTGATTGAATTTTATGGCGTATTATATAATCGTGTTTTAGACTTAATAAAACAGCATGAAATTAAATATCAAATTCCAGAACGAGAATGTTCCGTATTAATACCATTTTCCGTAGCTGCCGATAACACATCACAATTTGCAACCGATCGTTTTATATTAGCTGGGGAACAATATCTGCCAAAAGAAAAATTAACGTTCGTATATGACAGTTCATCGGCTGTTTCGGAATCAGTACAATTGGAAGAATTCAATAAAAAAGTACAAAAACAACAATCTGAAACTAATTATAATCGTTATATAACCTTAGGCGGATTAATTCATTATATCAATACCAATTTATTAAATAAAATACAAGGATCTGCAGAAACTGCAACTATTATACATGATGATAAATTTGTTTTTAGTAACTATTATCCAAACTTAGTATCATGTATTCCTGAAGATGTTTTATTTATGCCAGAAGATCCGGGTGGAACTTTAGGCGACGTGTCAAACAAATATGGACAAGTACGTTATTATCAATATGTTAAAACGGACCAATTATATAATACTAATGAATGGACTTGGCCGGGTATATCCGAAAATACAGAATATAGTCAAAAAATTTTTACATCAAGAATTTTTATAAATTTAGAAACTATACAAAAAATTGTAAATGATTTAAGTAGTAAAGGTACAAGTAAATTTACATTAAATACATTTTTACAAAACATTGCAAATTTAGTAAAAACTGCATCGGGTAGAGCAATTGATTTAAGTTTAGTTACATTGCCTAATAGTAGTACTGAATTAATTTTTTCTGATACTAAATATCTTAAAGATCTAAAAAAAGCAACACCAACATCACCTCCCCGCCCAGTATATCCATATTCAGTACCAATGTTTGCAAATCATCCAAATGGTAGCATTGTGCAAGAATTTACATTTTCTGCAAAATTACCTGATAGTGCAAAAAATTTATCATATGTATTAAATTCTGGACCGGGAGTATCAGAATCAGATATTGCGCCATATTTAAATTACATGTATAATTCTAAAAATGCAGATGATGTTAATAAAGCAATTAAACGATATTCCGATAAACATTTAGAAATTATAAAAACGTTGGAAGACACAAAACAACGATATGGACAATCTCCATATGTTCCAGAAAATCAACAATCATTGTATAATGCACTAGTTGAATATATAAAATATCCAACGGATGATATTAGAAAATCACAACAGTTAACTGCACCAATGTTCCCGTGGGATGTTGATTTTACAATAGATGGAATTAATGGTCTTCGATATGGAGATGTTTTAAAATTTAACGGATTGCCTACCAGATATCAAGTAAATACGGTATTTAGTATAATAAGCATTACGCATACGGTAAGCAGTGATGGAATTTGGAAAACACAAGTTAAATGCATTATGCGTCCAAAAATAGAATGATATGGCCAGATTAAAATTATATTATCCCGTTGATGAAATAACTCCGAACTTGTTTACTCAAGGTAAAGAATTTATGACCGAAGATAATGTAGAATATATTGGAAGTTATCATCGATACATTACCGGAGAAATTTATACCGAATCTGTTTGGGATGTTAAAAAATCTAAACGATTAATTAAATATGTTGAAACTATTACTAAACCTGAATTTGTTTATGATACACTGAATCCTAATTTAACATTAAAATACATTCAACCAAAAGCACATTCAGTTACTGTTAATAAAACAGATATACGAAATGGATATATTACTAGATATTTTATTAAACGCATCAATGATGAAAACATTATAGAAATAAATCAATTACAATATACTGCATGGACTCAAGATGTCATAGAAAAGAAAATGCACATTGCTATACAATTAATATGGTATATTTCTGGCGAAATTGAAGATACGTTTGATGGTATAGTTAAAAAATCAGGGGTTGTTACAAACAATCAAAAACAAGTTACATATGCTAGTAAGACATTGCCTGGCATTTCTAATATTTTAACTGACTTCACACAATTTTATACGGATAATGATTATTCAACTCCGGTTGATATAAACGGGTTGGATTCTTAACTTTTTTTTCTTATTATTCATATATGATTGTGGATAATGAAGAAGATGTACTAAGCACATTGCGTTACATACAAGGACGCAAAACGTTGTTAGTGCCAATATTCTGTAGTCCTACAATTCACGTAGCAGTAAACGCATTATGTGCTGTATATATTTATACGGAAGATGATCTAGAAAGAATAATTCCATTTCGACATTCTGAACAACTAAGGGGCTTTACCGAACATGTCCCGAAGTTTTTGGCATTGGAGAATATCTTTGTTCATGACAAGAAGCAATGGCTACAAACGGGAGGAAATGCTGCCGTATGGGATGTTAAGACATTGTGGTGGTATACTTATTCAGAAGCATATGATGAATCGCATTATCCAACCACTGCACATCAATTTTATTGGCGTCGACATAAATCATTACCGGCAGTAAATAGCATTGTTCCGTTACAGCAACATTTAGCAATGTGTCAAAAGATTCGTCACTATGCTTGGCCAATGTGTATGAATGCAGAATTAACAGAATCATATTTGCAATTCAATTCAACATATCCGGAAGTATTTGCTCAAATAGAATCCGTTGGATTAGCAGTTACTGAAGAGTTTCGTATGCCAGAACTGATTCATACAGATCGCGTATATTCACAATATAATTATCATACAACGACCGGTAGACCTAGTAATGCATTTGGAGGATTCAATTTTGCAGCAATGAACAAAGAAGATGGTACCAGAACTGCATTTTGTAGTCGTTTTGAACGAGGTGCATTAGTTGAAATGGACTTTGATTCATATCACGTTAGATTGATTGCTACGGCTATTGGATATGAATTACCAGAATCTTCCATACATGATTATTTAGGACGATTTTATTTTGATACTGCAGAATTAACTGAAGAACAACGTGCAGAAAGCAAAGCCATAACATTTCGATTGTTATATGGAGGTATTGATGCTGAATTTTTGACAATTCCATTTTTTAAACGAGTCAATGATTTTGTGTACACGTTATGGGATAAATGGAAACGGAATGGATGCATACAAACACCAATAACAAAACGAAGTATATGCAAAGATGCAGTGCAAAACATGACCGCATTCAAATTATTTAATTATTATTTGCAGGCCATTGAAACCGAAGTATCCGTAAGAAAATTGCAACAAGTACAAACGTTATTACAAAACTATAATAGTTGTATAATTTTATATACATATGATTCAATTTTATTTGATGTAGATTATACAGAAGCTAAGGATCTTTTGCCTCAGCTTAAAAACATGTTAGAACAAGGAAATTTGCCGGTAAAATGTAAAGTCGGCGATATTTATGATAAAATGAAAACTATCTCGTTATGAACATTGATTTAATTTTAACAGAATGGTGTTTTAGATTGCCTAAAGGGTATCCTACCCAATCTAAAGATTACGAAGTACTTTATAAAGTGCTTTTAGAAGTGGCAAAACTATCACCAGCAGATGCACAACGCATTGTAGAACGAGCTCAAGGATTGCGAAAACAAGTTGTTACGGAATCAATTGAGTTAGATTCTATACAAAATCAGATTTTAAAAGATGTCATGACGGATGCAAGTAAAATACAACAATTTCGAGAATTTTTAGAATTGTTACCAACTGAAGCTGATCCATTAACATTGAAATATTTGAATAAACTTTCATATGATCAGTGTGTGGAATTTGCTAATTTATTATATTCGCAAACGGATATCAATGAACAAACAGTAAATGCTGTAAATTACAAAACAGGTGTAGGTGCTGAATTATTTAATTTAGAACCCAAAGGTATGGGTAAAGGTGAAATATTTTTAGCAGCAACGTTTGCAAATGCACAAGCGCAAGGCGGCGGACAATCATTTGATATGTTATCTAATGGTCGAAAATATGAAATTAAAGATTATCGCGTAGGCAAATCTAAATCAATACGTTTAGGAACAAAAGGTAGTGTTACCCGATTTAAATTTTGGGATGAAATTGTAACCACATTGAAACGAATTGATCAATTGCGCGGAACAATGGAAAATCCAAAATTTGATTTTCACAAATATTTTCATCGAGAATTATTAGATGCTATTGCATATTTAGACAATCGTCGAGAATTTATCTTGGCAGGAAATTTAAATATGAAAGATAAATTATATTTAGATAAATTTTATCAAGAAGCAAATTCATTGAATTCCGAAATACAAGGATACACCAACGTAATATTACGCGGACCGAACGCTACACCAATTGAGCTTTCAATTGAACCAATTCAGCGAGCTGGCGATAAAATTGTTTTAACACCAATTCAAGATGGTAGCCAAGATGTAACATATATCAATGCAGAATTGCGACGTTTAGAATATGTACGTAATCCGTCTAAATTAGATGTAGATTTACAAACGGCTGTTGATCAAATTGTTGGCGAAGACTTATTATTTATCGTATTCCGAAAAGATCGAGTAAATGTTACTAAAGATTTCCGTTATGTAGTAATCGATGCTGGACGTATACGAATTGTTGAAAAAGATATTATACCAGAATACACAGAAACCGATGATGATTTAGAATTATACGAGGATTAAATTGAAAACACAATTGCTTTGCACATTTGCACACAAATCAGACTTAAACATAGTAACCGAATACATACAACAAAGTTATACGATACCAGAACGCAGAATATTCGTATTTTCCAATGCCGAAGCAACGGATAATTTATATTGTACATACAATGCAGACGCCGGCACGCAGCGCGGACAGAACACGATAAGCATTCATCGCAAAAAAGAAACCAATACCTTATATACAGTTAACGCACTTAATGAAGTTATCAAAGCAGTGAATAACGGTGTTTTAGACAAAACATATCGATTAGATTGGAGCAAATATCAAAACGCATTCATACTTACAGATGATGAAGGATATCGTGTTATTGATTTGATTTTTTACAAGAAATTTTCTTGGAACTGATATTTATTTATATAAAGAATTTTAACGATTTACTTTGAATTAACACATTAATTAATTATAATTTAATTAATATTTTTATTTATTAACCACTTAAAGAAAAGGAATTAAACAATGGCCTTGAATTTAGACGCTATCAAAGCGAAACTTAATCAGTTAAACAAATCTGATGACAAAAAACAAAATTTGTGGAAACCTGAAGCAGGTAAAACGCGAGTAAGAATTGTACCTTACGTTCATCGCAAAGAGAATCCGTTCCTAGAATTGTATTTTCATTATGACATCGGAAAGAAATCCATGTTATCTCCAATTACATTTGGTAATGAAGATCCAATCGTTGAATTTGCTGAAAAGCTAAAGAAAACAGGAGATAAAGAAGATTGGCTAATGGGTCGTAAAATTGAACCTAAAATGCGTACTTATGTTCCCGTTATTATTCGTGGCAAAGAATCAGAAGGAGTTAAATTTTGGGGCTTTGGTAAAACAATTTATACGGAATTGCTTTCAATCATTTCAGATGCTGATTATGGTGACATTACAGATCTAATGAATGGGCGTGATATTGACGTAGAATTTACACCAGCAGAAGGCGGAGCATTTCCTAAAACAGCTATTCGAGTTAAACCGAATACGCAACCAGCAACAGAAGACAAAGAAATAGCACAAAAAATCATGAATCAACCTGAGATTACTGATTTATTTCCAGAGCCAACTTATCAAGAACTTGAAAAGGCATTGGCAGAGTGGATGAATCCAGAAAATGCAGATTCAGATGTTGATTCAGATGAAGAAGAAGAAGCAGCGGCACCAGCAAAAGCTTCTAAACCGGCTGCTACTAAAAAAGTTGATAATGTTGCATCTGCATTCGATGACTTATTCAACAATTAATTAAGGAGTTTTAATGGCAAAGAGTAAAAGTAAACTGGAAATAGAAGATGCTCTAGCATCAACATTGGCAGATAGTATCAACAAGCAATTCAAAGGACAAAATCTTAAAACTGCGTTCTTTTTAGATGGCGATGAAGATTCTCCAAGCAATGTATCAGAATGGGTATCATCTGGTTGCTCAATGCTCGATTTAGCAATTTCAAATCGTGCGTATGGCGGATTTCCGGTTGGGCGTATCACTGAAATTACTGGATTGGAAGCTTCTGGTAAATCATTATTAGCTGCACACACATTAGCAGAAACACAAAAGAAAGGTGGATTGGCTGTTTATATTGACACTGAGTCTGCTACAAGTTCCGAATTTTTGACGGCTATTGGCGTTGATTTAAAAACGATGCTATATGTTCCATTGGAAACAATTGAAGAAATATTTGAAACTATTGAAACAATTGTAGAAGGAGTTCGCAAATCAGATAAAGATCGTTTGGTTACAATCGTAGTGGATTCGATCATGGGTGCATCTACAAAAATTGAAATGTCAGCTGAATATGATAAAGATGGTTATGCAACAAGCAAATCAATCATTTTATCAAAAGCAATGCGAAAAGTTACTAATTGGATTGCAAGAGAGCGAATTTGTCTTATATTTACCAATCAGCTTCGTACCAAAATGGGCGTGTCTTTTGGTGATCAATGGACAACTGCAGGCGGTAAGGCAATTCCATTTCATGCTTCGGTTAGATTGCGACTAAAGAACACAGGAATGATTAAAGCCAAAGTAAATGGCGTTGAACAAGTTGTAGGTAGCAAGACAAATGTGCAAGTAGTTAAAAATCGTATGGGACCACCACATCGCAAAGTAGACTATGAAATCTATTACGATTCCGGAATTGATAATTTCGGTGGCTGGTTGAACATCATGAAGAATTTTGATTTAGTTAAACAATCAGGTGCATGGTATACATTGGAAGACGTAGATATAGAAACTGGTGAAGCACATGGCGAAATTAAATTTCAAAGCAAAGACTTTGTGGAAAAGGTTATTTCAAACCCAGAAGCAAAGGAAAGGTTATATCAAAGAATATGCGATGCTTATATTTTCAAATATCAGGCCGGTATTGATGGCGGTATTGATGATGTAATTGTCGTAGATGATGTTTATGATGAAGAATAAGTATCAACAATTATTCAATCAGTTACAACAAGAAAAGAGTTCTAGTCCGTCAAGTGTCAATGATCATCTCATGGTGTTTGACGGATTGAACACTTTTATTCGAAGCTTCGGCGCAACTCCCGCATACAATGAAGATGGCGATCATATTGGCGGCATTACTGGATTTTTATATTCAGTTGGTAAAACCATTCGCGATTTTAAACCAACTCGATGCATTATTGTATTTGATGGACGCGGGGGTTCTGCTCGAAGAAAACGTATCTATGGTGATTACAAAGCAAATAGGGCAAATAAAACTAAATTGCGACGTCACGATCATCATGAATCTACATTGGAACAAGAACAGGAGTCAATGCGACATCAATTTTCAAGATTGATATCATATCTAGACAATTTACCCGTAACCTTTATTTCAATGGATGGAATTGAAGCCGATGATACAATTGCATATATCGCACAAATGTATGAAACGGAATGCAAAAAGATTACCATTGTATCTACGGATAGAGACTTTTATCAATTGGTTGATGATCGAATTCAAGTTTGGTCTCCAATCAAAAAGAAAATGTATAATGTAGATACTGTGCAAGAAGAATTTGGAGTGCATCCTGCCAATATGGTTATTTATAGATCATTTACAGGCGATGCTTCAGATAACATTCCAGGCGTTAATGGAATCGGTCCAAAGACCATATTGAAACTTGTTCCAGAATTAGCCAATGCAACGCCATATACAACACAACAATTGTTTGACAAAAGTTCAGCATCACTTAAAGAATCTAAATCATATCAAAAGATTTTAGATAATAGTCGCATCATTGAACAAAATTATCAATTAATGAATATCAAGCTTCTTGATATACCAGCACAGACCGCAGCCAAGATTCGAGGTATTATGGAACAACCTATACCAGAATTAAATCGTGCCGAATTTCAAAGATTATTCTATCAAGATAAGATGTGGTCTATCATGAAAAATTTGCCTGATTGGTTAACTAATACTTGGTTGTCTTTAAATGCATTTGCAAAACAGACACATAAATAATTTGAATTTAACATAGTTTTTTATATATTGGTTATATGACCGACAAACTTTCCGAATATGGTTATGGCTTTCAAGTAAAAGTTATAGCAGCATTATTCACAGACAGAATATTTTTACAGCAAATTGCAGATATAATACAAGCAGAGTATTTTGAATCTGATGCAAACAGTTGGCTATTAGAAGTTGTATTGGAACATTTCAAACAATACAAATCTCCGCCATCAAAAGATGTACTCAAAGTCAAAATAACAGAGATTGAAAATGACATCTTAAAAACTGCAGTATTAGAACAATTGAAAGAAGTATTTCGATACATGGAGTCAGATGACCTTTCTTTTGTAAAAGATGAAATTCTTAAATTTTGCAAGAATCAGGAAATCAAAAGAGCTATAATGGATTCGGTTTCGTTACTCAAAATGGGTAACTATGATGAAATTAAATCTAAAATGGATAGTGCCATGAAAGCTGGTGCTGATACTGATATTGGTTTGGACTATATTAATAATGTAGCTGCACGATACAATGAAGCTGCACGGCATACAATTACTACGGGTTGGGATGTTATTGATGATTTAATGGATGGCGGTTTAGCTCCAGGAGAATTAGGAGTAGTAATGGCTCCTGCAGGTATTGGTAAATCTTGGATGCTTATCAATATTGGTGCCAATGCAGTTAAAGCCGGAAAGACTGTTATTCACTATACATTAGAGCTTAATGAAAATTATGTAGGTCAACGATATGATTCAGTATTAACAGGAATTAATGCACAGACACTTAAACATCATCAAGAAACAGTTGAAGAAAAAATGAAATCTTTGCGTGGCGAATTGATTGTTAAGTATTTTCCAACCAAA